CAACCCCTCCCAGTGATGAGCGTTATCGCACGTCCGGATATGTGCTCGCCATAAAAGATGTAGGTGAGACGTACCTACTTTCCCTTGATATTCGGCATCTTACGTCCAACCCGGTGAACCCCGTGGTGACGTGCTTCTTTAACCCTAAAAGCCCACGTAGAGGTGAAACCTCCCCGCAAGAGATGTTGGTCGGAGAACCCTCTGTTACAGACGGGCATATCCACCAGAAGGTGGTGGGCGGGGACCCAGACGCAAAGTACGTGATCCAGGCAAGCATCGAGGACTCCGTTACGGGGGAGGTCTTTGTAGAGACCTGGTTGTTGAGAGTTGCACGGAGACTCAATAGCCCACTTTGACATCGATAAGTTTTACTGATGTTTGAATAAACATAGCTTATCGGGTACCATTCGAGAAACCAAACTCAGAATGGTGCGCCCGTGTTTACAAAGCTCCGCTCTCTCCTGGGTCGCCCGAGCGTTGAGGCGGCGACCCAGCTACCCCCGGCCCCTCCCCCGAAGACCCAGAAAGGCTCGAAGGCCTTTCCATCGTTCTTCAAGAGCACGAAGCCGGACGCCAAGCAGGACATTCTCAGGAATGACCGAAGACTTGCTAATTCTGATCTCCTGTCTCTTCGTAATGCGGCAGACACGCGGACGATCATCCATGACTACGCCCACGCCAGCCCGGACCTGAGCGCAGCCCTGTGGGCCTACCTTCGAGTCGGTATCCCCACAAAGTACACGGCGACTGCACTCTCAGCCGTTGATGGCACCATCGATGTGGTTGCAACCGGGCTGCTTCAGCAGATCATCACCCGCATGGACGTGCTGCCAGATTACACGCAGGGGTTCAGCAACACCCAGAACTTGAAGTCCCTGAGTGAATCCCTGGCCAAAGAGCTGATGATGTATGGCGCAATGTCAGGGGAGTTGGTGCTGGACAAAGCTCGCCTCCCCGCCAACATCCAACCCGTCAGTATCTCGTCCGTGAAGTTTCGCCCGGACGGTAGAGGTCTGAAACCTATCCAGGTGGTCGGCAGCGAAGAGATCGACTTGGATCTGCCTACTTTTGTCATGGTGACACTTGACCAGGACCTGCTCGATGCCTATGCCTCCAGCCCCTTCGAGTCGGCGATCAAGCCTGTACTCTTCAAGGAAGACTTCGCGCAGGACATCCATCGGATCATCAAGAAGGTCTTGCACCCGAGGCAAAAGGTCATCATCAACGAGGACAAGTTCCGTAAGTTCCTGACACCCGAGGCTCAAGTAGATCCGGACAAAGCCGCTGCTGAGATGACAGCCCTGGTGACTGAGATTGAGGACAAGGTGAACGGACTGTCACCAGAGGACGCCCTGGTCTACTTCGACTCCCTTGGGTTCGAGGTCGAGAATCCGTCGAATGCTGGCCTCTCCGCTGAGTATGAGGTCCTCCAGAGCATCGGCAACTCCAGGCTCTCCACAGGGGCCAAGACAATGGGCACCATCCTCGGCTTCCAAAGCGGCAGCTCGAATATCGCCAGCGCAGAGACCATGCTCTTCATGAAGAGTGCGACCGGTGCGGTTAAACAGAAGCTTGACCAGTTCTACAGCCAAATTTTCACCGTGGCGCTGCGTCTGTTCGGTCTCGATGTCGTGGCGAAGTTTGAATATGCAGACATCGACCTGCGGCCGGAGGCGGATCTTGCTGCCTTCCGTCAAACACAACAGATGATGATCCTGGAGCAGCTGAGCCTCGGCCTCATTACGGATGAAGAAGCGTGCCTGAAGCTGACAGGAAAGCTTCCGCCTCCAGGTTACAAACCTCTATCCGGGACTATGTTCAAGCACACGTCTACCGGAGGTGGTGCAGGCACACAGGAGCCTTCGAATGGTGGTTCCACCATGAACCAGAACCTGAACGGGGATACACCCTCGACAGGGCGAGGGCAAAACAAGAAGGCAGAAGTTGTCAGTTTGGGGCTAGGTGCTAAATGAGCGATTGGTGTGGAGAGGAGCGGCGCAGAACGCCGCAGATGACTTTGGCTGAGCTTGAAATGCACATCGACAACCGGATCAAGATCCGACTGGACGAGCATGCTCACAAAGAAGAACAACGTATGAAGGAGCAGTTCGATGAACTGAAAGAGCTTCTTCGTTCAGGCTTTCCTGGAGGTGACCCAGAGGAGCACCGACGCTACCACCAAGAGGTGATCGAGTTCATGCAGGAGCGTCGTCAACTGTGGCGCAGCATCCGGGAGAAAACTTTGACGGGACTTGTGTGGGCTGGGGCGGTAGGCCTTGGGACGATGATTTGGCACTACGTCAAAGCAAAGCTGGGGTCACCGTGAGGGTCAACTGCCTGGTCACCGCAGTATTGGATTGGCTAAGGACCAGGCTCCGCTCTTACTTTTGGGTCCGCAGGTCCTTCAGCTTTAAGGGGCTGGTCGTACATACCGGTACAGCTAGGAAGCGAAGTTTTCGGTCAGTCGCTGTGTTGGAGTACATCCCGATCAAGTCGACTCTATGGACCAGACGGAACATGTTGTTTTGGTTTGACGGGGCGTACCGCGTGTGGGTGTTGAAGCCTGTAGAGGTGCGTCGGTTCACAACCTACGAGGAAGCACAGGAGTACATCAATGAAGAAGTTGCCACAGAGGAACCTACCCTGGCCAATCAGTTGGGAGGGGGTCGTTGAGATCGCCGAGTCAGAGGGCTGCAAGCTGACCGCTTACCAGGACATCGTAGGCGTCTGGACCATTGGCTGGGGTGAGACCGAAGGGGTCACCGAAGGTATGGTATGGAGTCAAGCCAAGGCCGACCAGCGGTTGTGCGCTCGTTTGGAGGAGTTCTCGGGCTCAGTGCGACACGCCTGTAAGGTCCCCCCGAACGACAACGAACTGGCAGCCATGACAAGCCTTGCTTACAACATTGGTATCGGAGGCTTCCGACGAAGCTCCGTACTGAAGAACCACAACGCTGGCGATAAGATTTCTGCGTCCAGGGCTTTCGGGTTGTGGAACAAAGCAGGCGGCAAGGTTGTGAATGGTTTGGTCCTTCGGAGGGCTCGTGAGGCTGCGCTGTACCTGAAGCCCGCCTACACAGATGAGGCCCCTACACTTGCCCAGAAGGTAGATCCTGAGAGCAAGCTGACCTCCTCCCCGATTGCCCAAAGCGGGGTAACTACGGCCGCTACCGGAGGTGTAGCCCTGTTGGCCTCTGTGTCTTCTGACCTGAAGGAGTTGGCTCAAAACCTGAGCGTCGACCCCCTTCTGGTTTTCGGGGTCATCGGACTTGTGGTGGGTGGGGTCGTTATCTACCAGCGGTACAAACAACGGAAGGAAGGGTGGGCATGAAATGCGAATTTACGCAATCGTCGCCGGTATCGGCGTACTGGCAGCTACTCACGGGCTACTTGGATACCTGGGTTATTCGTATGGAGGAGCTAAAGAGAGGGCTTTATGGCAAGGAGCCTACATCACGGCTACGGACCAGTATTCTGAGGATGCACGTAAACGACTTGAAGCTGCGAACCGAGCCCTGGCAGTTCTCAGAAAGCAAAGACAACAGCGGCTATCTGAAGTGAAGGAGCGAGAACGTGCGTTGGATGCTACTACTACTTCCGCTGTGTTTTCTGACGACGAGTTGCTCAACATCGAGAGCCTACGTCGCGCCTACATGGGTGACACCAACCGAATGCCGGCAGAGCTGCGACGAGGCCCCGCCCCCTCGCAATCCGGCGAAGGACTACGTCAAGGATCTGCTGGGTTGGGGCTACAGCTGCAAAGCCCTCCAGGAGGATTGCAGAACTCGGCTCCAGGAGTTTGACAATGGAGGTGACAGGGAAGTTGGCGAGAACAGATGAGGGGTGGGAATGCAGGTGCGACAGGGCTGTTGGAGTAGGTCAAACACCTGAAGCAGCAATTGCGGACTGGCTTCTTCGTTTTGAGTACAAGGGACCTCCGCTCCCGTTTGCGGAAAAGATACTGAAAGGAAAGGAGTGAACCATGTTTCTGAGCTTTGAAGACAAATTGTGGATGGGGACGGAAGCCAGCCTCCACACCATGTTGGGCGTGATTGAAGCCCAAACCAAAATGCTTGCGTCTGGCCAGGTTGTTCTGCCAGCCGCCAAATCGGATGAGAGCGTTCCACGTCTGGTCGAGGTCCATGAGGGCGTTGCGCATATCACCATCGCAGGTCCGTTGGTCAACAACGATGATGAGGACTGGAACGAATACTTCGGCCTGACGGGCTACCCCGAGATCCGTGAGGCAATGGTCTACGCTGCAACCAACCCCGACGTGAAGCACATCTTTTTGAATGTTGAGTCTGGCGGTGGACAGGTGTCAGGCGTCTCTGATACGGGCAAGCTGATCCGGATGGTTCACGACAAAGTCAAGCCGGTTACCGCCTTCACCGATGGGGCGATGTACTCCGCTGCTTACTGGTTGGGTTCGGCGGCTGGCGAGGTCTATGCAAGCAAGGCAGCCGGTGTGGGTTCCATTGGTGTGATCGCCACTCACATGGAGCGTTCCGAGATGTACAAGGAGTACGGGATCGGGGTGACCGTCGTGCGTGCTGGCAAGTACAAAGCCTTGGCGAACGGTGTAGAGAAGTTGTCAGAAGAAGGTAAAGCCCAGATTCAAGCTGGGGTCGATGCTGCCTACAAGATTTTTGTCGACCATGTCGCTGAGATGCGCGGCAAGAGCTACGAGTTTACAGACTCTGTGATGGCTCAAGGGCGTGAATTCTTCGGTCAAGCGGCAGCGGACGCAGGACTTGTCGATGGGATCAAGTCGATTGATGAGGTTCTCTCCGACATAGAAGCAAAACTTATTGCTCCATCAAAAAATTTTATGTACGATTCGGGTAAGCGGGTCGAGAACTCGCATGTGAACAATCAAGGAGATGCCGAGATGGCAGGAAAGACCACCCTTACCGAGCAGGACATCGCTGCTTTGGCCGCAGGGGCAAACCTGGAAGCGGGCGCTCAAGCTGAAAAGACGGGAGAACCCGAGGTTTCGGCAGACGCTCAGACCGAGAAGACCCAAGCTACCGGCCAACAGGAAGCGGCAAAGGAAGATGCCAATACTGGTGCAACTACCAAACTTCTGGCTGAACAGCTGAAGGCAGTCCAGGAAGACCTGTTCAACGCTCGTCTGGCGCACTCCAAGCTGGAAGACAAGCACAACGAGTTGCTGGCTGTCGTCGGTCCTCTGAAGGACATTGCGGTGGCTGCGACCAACAACATGCGTATTGCCCTCAAGGCCTCGGCCCTGGATATGGCTTCTGCCTCTCCGGCTCAGGTGGTGGCTGACTATCTCGCCACGAAGGACAACTTCGCCAAGCAGTTCCCGGTCGGTGGTGTGGCCGCAGTTGATGCCGCCCAGACGTCCGAGAAGAAGTCGGATATTGATCCGTTCTACCGTGACCGCGTCGCTGCGGTTCGCTAACCATCAGGAGCAACGAAAATGGCCAAGTTTCACATCAAGCCGACCATTCTGAGCAGCGACGTTGACACCGTCCGCCTCGGCGCAGGTTCCGGCGCTGCAAACAACTGGACCGACGCTGAGAAAGGCAAGCCGGTTCGACTTGTCGCTGAATCTCGCTACGACCTTTGTGCTGTCGGCAACGACATCGAAGGTTTCGTGTCTTCGGTCGAAGTGGGTACCACTGATGGCTTCACCATCGGTGGCGTCTTCCGTAACGGCAAGTTCGAAGTCACCTTCGACGGTCTGCAAGGAACCCCGGGCACGGGCGTGATCGCTGTAGGCGACATCGTCGTGGCTGGTACTCCGGTGGCCAAGGGTACTGCACTGACTGGTGCCCCCAAGGTTTGCAAGGCGACCACAGCAGCAAACGTGGTGCAAAAGTGGCGTGTGGTTTCCCTCGGTGCTGTGGGGACCGGCGCGGTTGGTACAACTGGCGTCATCGAACGCATCTAAGGAGAAGCAACATGGCAGCTTTTATCGACCATAACGGTCAGACCCAACAAGTGGACCTGAATGTCGGCCTGTACCGGCAGTTCGCAGAAGCCGGTATGACCTTCCAGGCAGGCATCAACACGATGTTCCCGACCGACGCTTCGCGCTTCGGTTCGACCTTCGAACAACTGTGTGCATCCGAGGGCATCTTCGTCAAGGGTAACAAACAGCTTGGCATCCGCCCGAGCACCCTTGCCGACGTGCTGGAAGGCCGCCCGAGCCGTGACGCCAACGTCAACACCCGTGACGCTGTGCCCGCCTCCCGTATCCTCTATCCGGCCGTCGTTCTGGCTGCTGTCGAGGACAAGCTGGCCGAGGACATGATGACCACCCAGAACGCCCTGAATGACATGATCGGCCAGGACGTGACCATCAACGGTGACAAGTACGAATGGCCTGTGCTGAACTACGATAACGCTGAGAAGGCCCGTGGTCAGCGTGTGGCACAGCTGGCGATGCCGGTCAGCATGATCCAGATCACCGTGTCCGACACGAGCCGCCGTCTGTCTGGCGTCTCCATCGGTATGGAAGTCTCGGACCAGGCGCTGAACAACACCCCCCTCGACTTCGTGGCCCTGACCATCTCCCGTCAAGCAGCCATCGAGCGCAACGAGAAGGCTATTGGTGATCTGTTGGCCGTGTGGAACGGCGACGTGGATACCGGTGACGCCTCGCTGTCGTCCCTGGGTCTGGTCAAGCGTGCCAACCAGTACGATACCGCGATCACCACCGCTGGCGCCCTGACTCAGAAGGCCTGGGTGAAGTTCCTGTCGGAAGGCTCTGTGCGCCGTACCACCTCGCACATTGTCACCGACATCGACACCGCGCTGACCATCGAGAACCGCACAGGCAAGCCGATCATCACCAACGATGACCCGAACAGCCGCCGTATCGACAACCTGTTCGAAGTCATGAACCCGACTTGGCCGGGTACCAACGTCAAGCTGTTCCTGGTTCCGGAAGGCACCGCCTGGGCGGCGAACACGATCATGGCCCTGGACAAGCGTTACTCGCTGCGTCGGGTCCAGTCGCTGACGATCTCGTACAACGCCATCGAGGCATACGTCATGCGCCGCGCAACGGCAATGCGCTTCGACTATGGCAGCGAAGTGCATCGCCTGTTCGATGACGCCACGGTGGGTATGACCCTGACCACGTCGTAAGACTGGTTGTGCAGAAAGGGCCGCGCAAGCGGCCCTTTTTTCTCGACCTTCTCCCGTAGGTCGCATAAAATATCCTGATAGTCAACCAGAGGTGCACCATGAGCGAAATCAAGAACATCCAACAGAAACCCTCCACTCAAACCCCGCCCAAGGCTCCTCCCCCTCCTGTGGAAACCAAGCCCGCCGAACCGAAGAAGCTGTCGGCTGTGTTTGGCCGTATGGTCCATCCGTACACGCACCAGGTCTTCGAGCAAGGCGAGCCGACCTCGGCCTGGACCATCGACAATTGGCTCGAAGTCCAGATCGAGCATGGGAAGCTGATCTATGTTGAGTAACTACACGACTCCTGCCGACGTCCGTGGGGCTTTGGGTGTGAGTGACGAGGAGTTGGAGGATTCAGAGTTCGACCTCCAACTCCACGAGGACACCCTTGAGGCCGAGTTGGACGAGGTCGGCGACGGCCTCCATGCCTTCTACATGAGCCTAGTCCCGGAACCTGTTCTCACAGGTACCCAGGAAAGGTTCATGAGGTACGCCAGACTCTTCGCAACCTATGCGGTGGCACGAGCCTTGACCGCGTCGATGCCCATGTTCAGCCCGAAGGCTATTGAGGACGGGAAGGCCCGCATGGAGAGGTTCAACGACCCTCATCGAGAGACGATCAAGGCTGTGAACACGGCCTATGAGCGGTGGCGGAAGAAACTTCAGGAGGCCTACCTTGCACTCGGGCAGGAAGGGCGTGTTCGCACCCCCCGCCCCTACTTTAGTGCAGTAACCCCCGGTTCCGATCCGATCACCAACGGGTAACCCAATGAAGCTGACCAAGGTTGCGAAATTCTTTGACAAGGTGCGGGCTGTCGATGCCTACGACTCTACTTACAGTTTCCGCTGCCAGTTGGAGCCGTTGGACATGTACCGCACTGAAGGTACAAGGATCAAGATCCGGAACATGTCTGCTGACCCTGCTGTGGTCATCCCAACCCGAGGCGTGATCAAGATCGATGCACAACCTTACCTGGTCAGCGACAGTTCGTTCGACTACTGGAAGACCGAGAAAATCCGTGCCCGTTTCGTCATCCAAGGAGCCGACGATGTTGTGGAGATCCGATCAATCCCGCAGGTGTTGGCGGAGGCTGCTGGAACGCTGGCATACGCATCCATCGACTTCAACAAGTACGGAACCGACGAAAGAGACTCCTCCGAGTACCACCCCCAGTACCACATCTTCTTCTCCGGCTACGAGAGTGTCCCGGAGAACTCGATCCTGAGCACCCCTGGTCGGTATTACCTGGTGCGGAACAGTTACAAGCTGGTCTCTGGTCTTACAGATGCCCTCTCAAACGTACTGGATGACCCCCTAGTGGTTGTGGATCTAGCTGGAGAGCGCATCCTCGACCCTGTGACAGAGACCTACACTCAGACGGCTGCGACAACCCGGGGTCTATTTCTGCGCTGGCAGGAGCACTTCCTGTACCTGTCCCAAGCGTCTGTCAAGTACGAGACGGGCGATGCTCAACTGCTCCTCCCAGCTTCTCAGACGGTACGCGCTGGGGGTGTCGCCACCTTCCGAGGGGAACACTGGAAGATTCTCTCCGCGCACCTCCAAGGCGGCTACGTGGCAGCGCACATCAGGCGGACCTGACATGATCTCCGTTCGTATCACCAACCTGTCACAGTTCAGGGCTCAGTGCGCTACGTGGGTGGCGAACACCAAGCGACAACTTGAGGGGGTCGTATTCACCATGATGTACGACGCCCAGGCCTGGGCCACTAACATCAGCCCCGTCTATTCCGGTGACTTCGCTTCTAACTGGAACGTGTCATTCGGGAGTCCTGACACAACTTTCGTGTCGACGAAGGATTACTACGGGCTGGACTACCCTGACCCAGTCTCTGCACCTTGGGGTAAAGGCAACTTCAACCTATCCGGCTTCACCCTTGGACAGCGGGCATTCCTCACCAACGCAGCTGAACACGATGAGCCCTACGCCTGGAAGATTGAAAACGGGACCATTAGCTTTAGGCCTGTGAACGTAGGTAGAGATGCTGTCAGGGCCAAGACGCTCAACCACTTGAAGCACACCTACGCCCTGATCACCAAACCCATGATGGGGAGGTTCAAGACATGACAACTTACACTGAAGCCAGAAACTCCATCGTCCAACTGGTCACCGAAACCCTTGCAGTCAGCGTCCCTGTGTTCTGGGAGAACACACTAGAGATCGACCTTGACAAGGTTGGTGATCACTTCATCAAGGTGCAGGTCGACTTTGATGATGCTACGCAGATGACGATCAACGACCACCCAGAGCGTCGAGTTTATGGGGAGGCGGTGTTCACGTTGATGTCAAAAGGTGGAACAGGCACGCTGACCCGACTTGGGTTGATTGACTCCATCGAGAATGTTGTCAGTTTTACCAGGACTACCAAAGTACAGTTTGAGGTCCCAAGAGCTGGGAGGAAGCAGGAGCGGGACGGGTGGGTCTCCCAGGATTTTCGCGCCCCGTTCTTCTTTGACAGTCTTTCATGGGCCTAATATAAACCCTGCTTATCCTTGCATCAGTTTTTCTTATTTGGTACTCTCCTGACAAGGCTCGGGCGGACCTGCTCGGCCGTCCTTGCATGCAATTCAGGAGAACAAAATGGCCATCACCCTCTCGACCGGCACCACGGTCAAGATTGCAAAAACTTACTCCAACGCAGTGAACGTTACTGCTGCCACGAACGCTACCTCGTGTCAGATGACCACTTCGGCGGCCCATACCTTCGCTGTCGGTGACTACGTCGAAGTCAGCTCCGGCTGGGGTCTGCTGGATCAGCGCGTCGTTCGCTGCGGGGCGGGTACCACAGGTAGTACGGTGGTTCTGGAGAACATCAACACCACGGATCTTTCCAAGTACCCGTCCGGTACGGGCGTCGGCTCCATCCGTAAGGTGACAACTTGGACTGCGATCTCCCAGGTGAAGGGTCTTTCCGCGAGCGGCGGCGAAGTCCAGTTCACCGACGTGTCGACCATCCAGGACGTTGTCGCCCGCCAGATGCCGACCATCCGCAGTGCGGTGAACATGACTATCGACGTCTACGATGATCCGGCTCTGGCTTGGTACGCAGACGTGGTTGCTGCGGACGAAGCCCGCAAGCCGTTCGGCCTGCTGATGGAGTTCAGTAACGGCTCCCGCCTGGCTGCCAACGCTTACTGGTCTCTGTTGCGTGTGCCGACAATGGCTCAGAACGAAGCCCTGATGTCCCAGATCACTCTGTCGTACGCCGCCGAGCCGGTTCGCTACGCGGCATAAGCTGTAAACCATAAAGCCGTTCGGGTCCCGGGCCTGGACGGCTACACATAACCCGGGACCACCACGAGGATTTACCTATGTTCACCGTACAACCGAAACCGACCTTCACCTTGGACGTTGAGATCCCTACCCCGAACGGTCCTGTTGAAATCCGTGGCACCTTCAAGCACAAGGGGCGGAAGGCGATGGCCGAGTTCCTCGAAGGCCTGTCTAAGGGGGAAACCACCGATGTAGAAGCCCTGATGGATTTGATGGTCGGGTGGGAGAAGGTTGACACCCCCTTCAGTGCCGAGGCCCTGGAACAGGTGCTCGACAATTACCCCACATTTGGTAAGGCAATCCTGGACGCTTACATCGCTGCCACCCTTGAGGGCCGGCAAGTGGAAAAAAACTCCGTGAAGTCGTAGAGAGGCTCTTCACCCCCGGTCCATCTGAGGAAGAGCTGAGAAAAATCGGCATAACCTTGGAGGACTTGGGGGAGCAGGAGCTACCAGAGGTCTGGGAAGAGAACACCCTTGCCATCAACGTTCTCTACGCTTTGGAGACCCAGTGGATGCACGGCTTTTCTGGTCCGACAGGCCTCAACTACTCCTCTCTACCAGTCATATTTGACTACATGGGCGTCCCAGAAGATGTCAGAAGTGAGACTTTCACTAAACTACAGATTGCTGAACGGGTCGCGCTAACAACCATGCGAAAACATCAGACAACCACTTAGCAGTATTGAGGAGCCCCGGACATGATCAATGAAACTGGATCTGCTAACGCCGGGGCCACCCTCGTCCTAGATGTCGACACTTCCTCGGCTGATAGAAAACTAACGGCTATCGACACCAAACTCAAAGCCCTTGGTACGGGTGGAAGTCAAGCCCAGAACGACAAAGTCAAGCGTCTGGAGAGGGACGTCACGGAGCTGAAGGCAGCTCTGGAGGCGTCACAGCTTGCTATGACCGCCTACGAGGCGAAGCTTAGAGGGGTCGGGTCAAGCGCACAGGCCGCAGCTAGTGCCACAAGGGCCGCAGTTAGCGCCTCCGCAGGCGCAGCGTCTGTAGAGAACAACAGAAACAAACTCCTCCAGGAGCGGGCCGCAGCGGCCAAGGCTGCCGCAGACCGGGAACTTGAGTTGTCCAGGGTTGTTGCGGCAGGCGCTGCGGCTGGGGTTTCCGCCGTTGAAAACAACAGAAACAAACTCCTCCAGGAGCGAGCCGCAGCGGCCAAGGCTGCCGCAGACCGGGAACTTGAGTTGTCCAGGGTTGTTGCGGCAGGCGCTGCGGCTGGGGCTGCCTCTGTAGAGCAGAATAGGATCAAACTCCTCCAGGAGCGGGCCGCAGCGGCCAAAGTTGCCGCAGATCGTGAGCGTGAGCTGGCACAGGTAATGGCTGCGAGTGCCGCAGCTGGAGCTGCTTCTGTAGAGCAGAATAGGCTCAAACTCCTACAAGATAGGGCCGCAGCCGTTAAACAAGTCGCTGTCGCCGAAGGCCTTCTCTACAGGGGGGCTGCCCTGAACACCCCCTCCTTGTCCTTGCTTTCCCAACGTGTCAAGGAAGCAGGCACGGTGGCTCGTGATGCAACGCTGCACACTCATGCCTTCAACCTTGCTCAACAGACAACCCACGCAACCTTGCGGGGTGTAACAGGGGTGTTGGGCGGGTTGTGGCTCTCCTACGCCAAACTGGTGCCCGTGCTTCTGGCAGCAGCAGCGGCAACGAAATCCGTTAAGGACTCGATCACAGGTGGCCTGGATACCACCTTCCAAGCGCAATTCATTGCGACTGTGGATACCAAGGGATTCTCCCAAGGTGAGACCCTGCGGGGTGTCCGCGAAACGATCCTCAAGGATCTCACCAACGTTGCTCGGGACTCGGTCTTCACAGTCGAGGAGAACGCAGACGCCCTCCATAAGTTGAGCCTTGCAGGTGTCGATGCTTCACGGGGCATTGGACTCCTGAAGACGGCGTCGGATGCTGCGGTATTCGCTCAGAAAGGCTTGGGCGAGACCACTGCAATGGTGTTGGATACGCTCTACAACTTTGGCCTCGCATCCCAAGACCCTGGGATCATGGCCGAGAACTTCGAGCGGGCCGCGAACATCATGAGCTACACCGCTATCTCGGTGAATGCTTCGTTTGACGACATCGCTAAGGCTTTCACAAACATTACCGGGGTCGCCGGCAGCTTTAACATTCAGATCGAAGAAGCGTCGGCACTGTTGGCAAACCTCGCCCAGACTGGTATTCGAGGTCAGAAGGCAGGTACCTACGTTAGGAACTTCCTTGATGATTTGATGGGTACACCTATCAGCCTTCGCGCTGAGAGGGCGATGCGGAGAGCAGGCATTGGTCGGTACGACCCTTCCGCAGAGACAGAGTACGGTGCGTCGAAGTACATCGACGATGCCGTATCGAAGATCAAGCAGTTGTCCTTTATCGAGCAGCAGGACTTCCTGCGGGCCGCGACGAACCAACGTTCACGTCGTGTGTGGCGTCAAGAGTTGATCTCGTCGTATAACGAAGAGACCACACTCCTGCGCCGTGTAAGCGAGCTGGCGGAGAAGGCCGAAGGTTCGCTCGCCAACATGGCGAAGGGGCTCAAGGATAGTGGTAAATACTCGATTTTGATGGCGCAATCGGCGTACAACGCCTCTGTCATCGGGGCCTACCAAAGCACGGAAGCAGACCTCGGGTTCCAAGAGATCGGTAAGCAGCTTCAAGCTACATTCAACTCAACTGAGTTCAACAGTCTGATGAAGTCAATTGTGGCTTCAACACTTGAGGTGTTGAAGGCGCTGACCTCTTTGTTCGACTACGTGGTAAAGAACCAGGACGCGATCAAGACGGCTCTGTCGGCTGCGTTTGATGTAGCCGTTATCATCGGTTTTGGGGCGGCCTTTTCCAAGACGATCTCGTTTGTTGCGTCGGCTATTGATAAAGCGACGAAGGCCCTGGTAGCTTTTAAGGTTGCTCAGGCAGCGGCCGCAGCTGGCTCCATGATGACTGGGGTGGCTGCCGCAGGTAGCATCGTCGGTGCAGGCATCCTGGGTATCCACTATCTGGAAAGCAAGAAGCTGGACCACAGCGCGAAGTCATTGGATGACGTCAACGCCGAGATGGCGGAGCTGGAGCGCCGTGTCAAAAACCTGAGCGCCTCCAACGACTACACAGGTTACGCGGAAGTCGAGATCGCTGATCTGGAGCGGCGGCTTGCTAGTCTGAAGGTGGCTGCGAAAGAGAAAGCGGTGGAGGCGACAGACGGTGCCGTAGCTCAGCGTGTGCAGTCAATCACCCAGAGGCTGGAGAATGAGTCAGCCGAAATCCTTGAAGTTCAGGCTAAGGTTGAGCGTGTCCTCAACGCTGGGCTGTACAAGGGCGATGATGCTTTGTCGCTGCGGTTGAGCACAACCAAGAGAACCTTGGACGCCCTCACAGGGATGGAGCGTGAGTACGGCGATGAGATCGCCAAGGTGCGTGCCAACATTCAGAAGCTGCGGGAGACAGGGGCCTCTGACTCCCTTATTGACGGGGAAATCAAACTTCTTCAAGGATTGACGGCCTCCGCATACAAGACGTCTGAATCTATCGATAATCTTCAGTCCCAGATGGCGACGGCTATCGAGAAGTCCGTCTTTGCTGGGATCAGTGAGGACGCCAAGAAGGCAGGACTAGACTCGACCGCAGCTATCAAGGAAATTACTGAGGGGTATGACAAGCTCTTCCGTGACGCAGTCGTCGGGGAGGAGGCACTTGCACTGGTACGGCGTAGGGCTTCGGAGGAAGGAGCAGCCCAGTTGTTGGAGAGGGCCGCAGCGTGGGAGGCGCAGGTTGCCTCTGCGTCTAGTCCAGAGTTGGCGTCTGCATTGGCAGAGCAAGCCCTGAAGGCTCGCGCAACGGCTGAGGAAATGAAGAGCCTCGCCAGTTCGATTGACCTAGTGAACCAGTCCAAGGCCTACCTGGCAGGTAGCGGGCCGATCACCCAAGACATGCTCATTAACCTCTCCACGTCTGAGATTCAGGCGATGGCAGATGGTTTGAAAAATGTCGCGGACCAGGCCAATCTCACTAAGGAAGCTCTGCGTGCTATCAGCCTGACCAACATCATGGACCAGGCAGGAAAAGCCTGGGCGGAGGGCAATGACACCAGAGCAGCCGCTCTGTCGAGACTCGCGGAGCAGCAACAGGCCGCATGGGTGGCGATGGATCGGAAGGCGGCGGCAAATAAGGGACCTCGTGGCTCCCAAACCGCAGATGACCGGATTGCCCGAGACGCAGCAGCGACCGCTAGACGTGTAGCTCAGACAGAGTTGAAACAGATGCAGCAAAGCTCCGACATGACGGAGAAGTATCTGGAGCTTTACCACACTCAACGTCTGCTCTCGGAGGGTCAGTACAACGAAGCTCTGTACAAACTTGGGGAGGCTCGTGCTGAACAGGCTGCCATCGCAGCTCGCAAGGAAGTTGAAACCTTGCAGCAGCAGTTGACCAACCCGAAGCTGACGTCTGTCGGTAGGAAGGCACTGGAGAATGACCTCAAAGAGGCCCAAGCTCGTCTGGATACGGAACAATCCGATGCAGCATACCGTGTCGACGAACTGAGGATTAATAGGGACATCACCAAAGCCAAAGCCGTCAACCAACACATTGATGCACTTACTGTACTTAACGAACAACAGCGGCTCAACCTGGAGTACGAACTACAAAACTATGCCCTGACAAAAGAGGCTGACCCTGTTCGTCTAGCAGGGTTACAAGCTCAACTGGACGTCACCAAGGAGTACAGCTCACTTGTCGCACAACTCAACAAAGACATAGCGAATGCAGCAGGTGACACGGAGTACCAGGACAAACTGAAGGCCCAACTAGAGGTCGTCACCCAGAGCATGACTGCTGCGTCTGAGGCTGCAAGGTCACAAGCAGAGGGTATCGCCTTCGATCAGCTCAGCCCAATGGCAGGTCTTCTGGCTGCTGTGAAGGAGATCAACTTCGAGGCCAAGGACCTTGCATCGACGTTCAAAGAAGGTCTTACAGGTGCTTTGGATATTGCTTCAGATGGGTTCGCTAACCTGGCCACTACCGGGAAGATGAACGTTCGGTCAATGGTCACAGATATGCTCACCTACCTGAGCAAACTTCTGGCCCACAAGGCTTTCTCCATGTTGGCTGGGTGGGCTGTTAACGCCCTGCTCCCGTCAGCGTCGGCGGGGCAATACTCCCTCTCCTCTGGTTCGAATCTGTCAGGGATGGGTGGAGGTCAGGGGCTGAAGTTTAACGCCCTTGGTAACGCCTTCTCCAGTACAGGCGTACAGGCTTTTGCCAAGGGTGGCGCCTTCGGTAATGGTGAGGTTCTGACCCGACCGACACTCTTCCAGTTTGCAAGTGGAGGGGCCTTCCGAGCGGGGGTCGCTGGAGAGGCTGGACCTGAAGCGGCTTTGCCTCTGAAGAGAATGAGTAATGGCAAGCTCGGTGTGTATGTGGAAGGAGCCGGAGGCGGGGTTGCGGTTACCCAACACTTCCACATCAACGTACAAGGCGGTTCGGATGAGGCGGGTGGACGCAAACAGGGTGAGGCCATCTCGAAAGAATTGAGGCAGTCCGTCAGAGCCGCAGTTCTTGAGGTGATCACGAACGAGAAGAGATATGGAGGTGCGCTGTCATGAGTGAGTTCAATTGGGAACCTGCACCGGGCTTTACAGTGACGGAGTCGTCACGAGTACGAGAGGCCCAGTTCGGCGATGGGTACTCCCAGAGCTATCCAGAAGGGATCAACTCAGGGGTGTTCAAATATTCCCTGCGGTTCAATGGCACCCACGAGGAGATAGAAGAGATTCTGGTGTTCCTACGATCCAAGAGAGGGTCACAGGAGTTCACGTTTACACCTCCATTCACCTCACAGGAGGTGAAGGTCGTATGCAAAGAGTGGTCAAGGGATATGCAGGATAAGTGGCACTCATCGTTGAGTTGCGAGTTTTTGAGGGTCTACAGATGAGCAGAGAAGTTCCGTCTATCGCTTCAGAAGTCCAGAAGCTGAGTCCTTCGGCTATCGTCGAGTTGTTTGATCTTGACACCACGATGTACCCTGGCGGTTCTATCTTTCGTTTCCACGCGGGGACCAACAACCTGGGTGGTTATGTGACCTGGGGCGGTAACCAGTACGTTCCAATGCCAGTGGAGGCGGACGGTTTCGAGTGGCGGGGATCAGGCGCCCTCCCCCGTCCCAGGATTCGGGTGGCAAATGTCACAGGGCTCCTCGGAGCCGCTATTCGGGAGATGTCTGATCTTATTGGTTGTAAGGTCACCAGAAGAAGGACTTTTCTGAAGTACCTAGACGCTGTGAACTTCCCTGGTGGTGTGAACCCCACTGCCGACCCTACTGCGGAGTTCGCCAGGGACGTCTTTTTCGTGAATCGGAAGTCCAGCGAGAGCAAAGTTCTGGTCGAGTTTGAGCTGGCATCCCTCCTCGACGTTCAGGGCATTAAGTTGCCAAGAAGGGTGGTTGTCCCAAATGTGTGTCCGTGGCAATATAGGGGCTCTGAATGCGGGTACACGGGCGACCCTGTAGCAGACAAAAACGACGTCCCGACGTCTGACCCCTTGCTTGATCAGTGCGGGAAAAGGGTGAACAGCTGCAAGTTGCGGTTCCCGAAGGAAGCTCTGAAAGAGCAATCAGCAACACAACCTACGGGTCGACTTGACTCTTCGTATGTAGCTCGTGTTGGTTTGCCGTTTGGGGGGTTCCCCGGAGCAGGACTCTTGAGAGGTTGAAGATGGTTGATATGAAAGTTGTTCAGGCAGCTGTCGCCCACGCAGCCCAGGAGGCCCCTCGGGAGTCCTGTGGGCTTGTCGTTGCACGGGACAACAAAGCCGTCTACGTGCCCTGCCGAAACATCGCTTCAGGAGAGAGAGAGTTCGCCATCGCTCCCGAGGACTGGGCAGCCGTGGAGGATAGCGGGGAAATCCTCATGGTGGTGCATTCGCACTACGGCGTCCCCCCCGAGCCCTCTCATGCCGACCTGGTGGAGTGTGAAAAGTCTGGCCTCCCTTGGCTGATCGTAAATTGGCCAGTGGGGAGCCACAAAGTTCTGGAGCCCAGTGGCTTCGTTCTCCCCTTGCGCAAGCGTCAGTTTTGTCACGGGGTCATCGACTGTTTTACGTTGATCCGCGACTACTATGATCAAGTCTTGAACATCAAGTTGGCCGACCCAGTCAGACAGGATTACTGGTGGGAGAGGGGTGAGGACCTATACCTTGACAACTACAAGGATTGGGGGTTTGTTCACATCCCCTTCGAGGACCTGAGAGAGCACGATGTCGTGCTCATGACGATGCAGTCCCAAGTCCCGAATCACGGGGCGATCTATCTCGGTAACAGCAGAATCCTTCATCACCTAAGAGGTAGGCTCAGCTCTGAGGACGTCTTTGGTGGGTACTGGGTGAGAAACACCCACTCCGTATATCGACACAAGGAGCTGCTGTGAAGACGATCCGCCTCTACGGTGAGCTGGCCAGGAAATTCGGCCGCAGCTACAGACTTGATGTGAAGTCCCCTGCGGAAGCGGTAAGGGCGCTCTCCGTAATGGTGCCAGGGTTTCGGCAACACCTGACGGAGAACTCTGAGCCGGGGTATCAGGTTCGACTTGGCGAGACACCACTGTCAGCCGACGAAATCGTCAACCCCAGTTCTGTAGAAGAAGTGATCAAGATCATCCCTGTGGTCTCTGGTAGAGGCGACGACGGCCTCGGGCAGATCATCGTCGGTATTGTCCTGATTGCCGTGGCGTGGTGGAACCCCTTCGGTTGGGGAGCCCTGGGTGGTTCGGGTAGCTTGGCCGCAGGTACGGCTGGTGGAGCAGCAACGACTGCGATGGGGGTTGTATCAATTGGTGCATCCCTTGTGATCGGAGGGGTCTCACAAATGCTGGCCCCTGCCCCTCCGAAGATTGAGGGGAATGAACGTCCTGAGAATAAGCCGAGTTACGCCTTCGATGGACCTGTTAATACGGTGGCGTCCGGGCACCCGGTCTCTATTGGGTATGGGCGCCTGCTTGTCGGGTCCCAAGTGGTAAGTGCTGAATTGTTTACTGTAGAGGAGCCCGTCTGATGGCTGAGTTGAAGTTGGTACGCGGCGCAGGCGGCGGCAAGGGTAAGAAAGGCGGTCGGGCGGCGATTGAGGCACCGGACTCGCTTCGCTCCCGGCAGTTCGCCAGATTTGTTGACTTGATCGGGGAAGGTGAGATGGAGGGGCTCGTAGGCTCCGACGTTTCGCTGGAGATGGCTGAGCGGTCGATCTACCTAGACGGCACCCCTCTGCGCAACGAATACGGCACACCAAACTTCGACCTTGATGGCCTTGCGTGGTCCTTTGTTCCAGGCATCCAACACCAGGCCGTTCTGCCTGTCAGCAGCGGAAACACAAGCACTGAGGTTGCTGTTGGTCAAGAGGTGAAGTACGGCAACACCGGAGGTGGCCCCGTGGTTCGGTCCATCCCGGAGACATACATTGACGCTGTACGTATCACGGTTAGGGTGCCCAGCCTCTACAAGCAGAACACCTCCAACGGTGACGTGACAGGTACCTCCGTAACGGTTGCCATCGACGTGCAGAGCAATGGGGGTGGGTTTGTTGAGGTGATGACGCAGACAATCAAGGGGAAGACCTCGTCCGACTATCTGCGTAGCTTCGAGTTCGACCTACCGGGGCAAGGTCCTTGGGATGTTAGGGTCCGACGTGTAACGCAAGACTCAACCACGATGGCGGTTCAGGATCGAACGTACTTTGACTCTATGACGAAGATCGTCAAGGAGGAGTTCTCGTACCCAAACTCCGCGATGTTTGGTATGAAGATCGATTCAGGTCTGTTCAGCTCCATCCCTACTCGCGGCTATCTGATGGACCTCCTAAAGGTCAAGGTCCCAACCAACTACAACCCTAAGACCAGAGTCTACACCGGCCTTTGGGATGGCACGTTCAAGATAGCTTGGACTGACAACCCTGCGTGGTGTTGGTACGACCTAGCCACCAACGAGAAGCACGGACTTGGCAGATATATCGACACCAGCACAATTGACAAATGGGCGCTCTACGCCATCGCGCAGTATTGTGACGAACTTGTCCCTGATGGTTTCGGTGGGACGGAGCCTCGTTTTACCTGCAACCTTTATCTCCAAACTAGAGAGGAGGCTCTCCGTGTTCTGATGAACATGGCAAGCATCTTCAGAGGGATTACCTACTGGCACTCCAACTCAGTTTTCTGCTCTCAGGACAGGCCCGCTGACCCTGTCAGGATCTTCACAGCCGCCAACGTCATCAATGGTCTGTTTACCTACAGTGGTACGGCGAGAGGGGCGAGGCACACAGTCGCACTTGTCTCCTGGAACGATCCTGAAAATCTTTATCGCCAAACAACAGAGTATGTTGAGGATCGGGAGGGTATCAATCTTTTCGGTGTCCGCGAGACGGAGGTCGTGGCCTTTGGCTGTACCAGCCGTGGTCAGGCGCATCGGTTTGGTTTGTGGAGTCTTCTGACAGAGCGGGAAGAGACGGATACGATCAGCTTTCGAACGTCAATCGAGGGTTCTGGCCTGATGCCGGGAGACATCATCCAGGTCTCTGACTCTGCTCGTTCCGGTGTTCGTGTAGCAGGTAGACTCATGGGGGCAACCACTACCACCCTTCAGTTGGACGCGCCCGTTACGTTGGAGCCAGGTAAGTCCTACTCGATTACCGTCATGATGCCTGCTGGGGTGTCTCAGGAGCGAGCAATCGCCTGGAGTGGTGACGATCCGGAGGAAGTCACCGAGGTGACTTTGATTGCCCCGCTCGACGCGACCCCTGTGGATCGAGCCGTCTGGGTATTGTCTACAGAGACGTTGCTACCGGAGCTGTGGCGTGTCGTCTCTGTTCTGGAGGCAGAGCCTGGGATACTGGAGATCACGGGACTTGAGCATATCCCCGGAAAGTACGCCTTGATCGAGCAGGGTTTGTCCTTGCAACCAAGGCAAACCAGCGTTCTTTCGACAGTGCCTGGAGTGGTGGCCAACGTGGTCACTAAAACGGAGGTCAGGAGACTCAACACAGTCGACTACTCGACCAGAATTGCCGTGAGTTGGACTGCCCCGAGTTCCGGAGCTGCAAGGTACCTCGTGGGGTGGCGTCGGGAAGACGATAGCCCCCGGGAGGCCTACACCTCTCAGCCCAGCTTTGACATTGATGACGTCGCAGCAGGCAGTTACACCATCTCAATCAGCGCGGAGAATGCGCTGGGGCGCACGGGCATGCCAGTCACTGTAATTCATGTCGTTAATGAGTCCCTGACTGAACCAGACGTACAGAATCTCAGGTTTAACCCTAGCTTTAGTGGTCAAGACTGCCCGATCATTTGGGACCCCGTGGAGACTGCTGTTCGCTACACCGTTCAGGTGTACGACGGAGCCACGCTGTTGAGAGAGGTGTCCTCGAAGGACCCGTGGTTTACCTATACCTACGCGATGAACCTTGGAGATGGTGGGCCACGTAGGTCAGTGACCTTCAAGGTGTTCGCTCACTCTTACGTTGGGCAAAGCGCCAACCCTGCTGTTCTGGTTGCCAGCAACCCTGCGCCCGCTGTCGGTGCGGTTACGTTGGAGCCAGGCCCCGGCCAGGTAGGCATCATGTCAGAGCGCCCCAGCGACTCAGACCTTGTCGGCATGATTGTGTGGATGTCCCCCACTAACACAGTCCCAACGACAGAGGCCTACAAGATTTACCAAGGTTCGGATAACGCTTTCATGAAGACAGGTCTTCAGCCTGGGATGCCTGTGTACTTCCGTGTTGCGTTCTACGACGTGTTTGGGACTACAGGCCTCAACGTATCTTCTGTGGTTTCGGCGACACCTCTGGCTTCAGGGGGTATCACGAAAGTGACGACTCTGCCGGCTAACCCATCTGAGGTTGGCGGAGAGTTGGCAGTCTTCCTGGACGTGGCTGACCTGACTTTGAGAGGTTTGTACGGGTGGGACGGAACCCAGTGGGTATTTACTCGTGATGGTTCCAACCTGGTCGCAAACAGCGTCACAGCTGATCGGCTTGCCGTCACCAATCTGTCGGCCATCAGCGCAAACCTCGGGACTATGACCTCGGGGAACATTACACTCGACGCAACCGGCTGGATTCGTGGTGGCGCGGCATCGTGGGTGACCGGCAAGGGCATCTGGCAGGGCTACCACGACGGGAACTACAAGTGGCGAGTGGGAACCCCCGGCAGTAGTGGCGCAGCATGGGATGGAACCAGTTTCACGATCTATGACGCAGCTGGGAATGTCACACTCAGCTCCGGGTCTCCAATCTCTGTTAATTGGGGGGATATTACCGCACGCCCAACTGACGCTCAGATTTTAAACAACGACTCCAGCAACAATTTGACCTTCATTAAGCTACCAGGAGGTGGCTCACTCGGTACATCAAACCCCTCTATTACTGGAGCATTGAAGATTACCTTACCACAAACGTGGTCGGCAACAATGTTGAAGTTCAACGTTGAGATTTACGAGTACGCGAGCGGCAAGACATGCACTTATGAGATCGGCGGGTACAACTGGGCTAATGCTGGTACAGGTGCGTGGCTCAACACATACGCGAAGATGGTGGGGGCGCCTGCCGCATCAAAAACAGTTCGATTCGGTCACGACGGCGCGAAGTGTTGTATCTATATCGGAGAGTTAAATAGCACTTGGGTCCATCCACAGATCAGAGTTATTGACGTTACAGCTGGCTTCTCTAACCGCTCAGAGGCTCAATGGGCAACAGGTTGGGCAGTAGGGTTTGAATCCACAGCATTTGGTGTGGTTTCAAGCACGATTAATAACCCCACCCCAGGTGGTGCGATGTCTGGTATTGATCAGATTACACCAGGCAACGTTTCTACATACATTGCTAATGCGGCAATAGGGTCTGCACAGATCGGCAGTATTGCGTTAGTAGGTACTTCGAACTTTAGTGTAAAGACGGCTGTATCTGGTGCAAGAATGGAGATGGACTCCCGTGCTATTAAGGTATTTGATGCAAGTGGAGTTAAGAGAGTGCAACTTGGGGATTTAACAGTATGAGTTATGGGTTAAGAGTCTTTGATGCTGGTGGCGCTAAAGTACTGGATGTAAGTGACCGACTTACCAGGTATGTGTCAAGTTATTCTATAAATCTGCCTGCTGGAACAATGCTAGTTACAATCCCTAACTCAGAAGTATCTAATGACGGGACATGGTTTGTTTTCCACAAATCTAATGTTTCCGGGTCGGAGGTTTTTAGCTATGTAGTGGCTGGCGGATTCAGAGTTCAACGTTGGTACTCTAACCCTTCAGAGACGATAACCGTTCACCTGTGTAGGGCTTAATATGAGTTACGGGTTTCAGTTTATAAACACAAGTGGTTTTGTTGTTGTAGACGATCAGTTTGTTCGCCTTAGACTAATATCGTCTGGGACTCTAGCTGCGTCCAATTCGACTATAGGGTGGCGAAGTATACCGATACCTTCTGGCACTACCGGCCCCATTCTTGTGTTTGTGCAGCCACACTCACTGAACTCCTATATAGGCCATTCAAATACATTTGCTGCCCCCGGTAATGTCTCTTGTCTATCTACTTCGGCCTTTAACTACAAAATATACTCTGCCGATGCAACCCCCTTAATCTTTGAGTCGACGCACGGATTGGAGGTTTTCAACTCATCAGGCGCTCTTACCTTCTCTTCAAAGTATAGATACCCAAGAGTTGTAGGGGTTTATCAAGGTTCTGTTGGAGTTGCAAATACATCTTTTCCTTACCCAAAGACCTTCACTATAGACGGTAACGACTCAGGTAGTATCCCCTGGGTTATGTTAAACAATTTAGTTTCATCTCCATTTGGAGTAGGTAGTGAAGAGGGCATGTACTATGGGGTTTGCGCTAGATTCACCTCAAACACAGTCTGCGAAATACGTCTTTTTGACGTGACTATGTATATAGATATATTTTCTGACCCTTGGAATAACACAACATCAGAAAGAACGGCTTTTGATCCGTACAGATCAGATCGAATAAGCTCAAATCCACAGTTTGTTTTTGCGGTGTAGCAAAATGAATGAAATAAAATATGTAAAATTAAGTGACGATGGGCGGCCTGAATATATGTATTGGGCTTCTCAAGCCAACGGACAGGGTGTAGAGCATCCAGACGGGGTCTCGACTGAAGACCTGTTTTCGTCTTTTGCGTATGTTAGCCAAGGTTGGGTGCATATAGGTTTGCAGCCCTCCGAGTATCACAGGTGGGACCCGGCAACTGAGTCCTGGCAGCTCGATTGGGGTCGAGCGCGAGAGGCAAAGAAGTTTGCCATTGAGGCGGAACTTGCACGGAGACTCTTGTCGCCGATAACGCTGGGCGGGATCACACTTGACGCAGACGTTGTTGCGCAGAAGAACCTCTCTGACAAACTTCAAGGGGTCCGTGAACGTATGCGCTTAGAGGTACAGATGGACGCTGATCTTCTGATCTGGAGGGATGAGGCTAACGTCACTCACGTCTGGCCGGACCTTGAGAGCTACCATGACTGGCTATCCGGGTTCACTATTGCCTTGGAGGACAGAGGGACAAGAATGTACCTTGCCTCCTGGACTCACAAAGCCAACATCGACGCTCTCGTCGCAGCCGAGGACGAAGAAGGTCTGCTCTCCTACGATGTAACCGTGGGGTGGTAAGGTTGTGGTGTAGTAGCTTACCCTGTGCCCAGGGGCACAGGGTCTTTTTATGCAAATTGCAAGAATAGATAGACAATAGCTACATTAGCCCTCAAACCCGCGCCGTTGCTGGATCATACGCGGGTTCGAATCCCGCCCTGTCCGCCATATACCCCAGTAAAATCAAGCAGTTAGCGGAGATTGTGTCTAAAAACATCTATTGATTTCGATGCTTTTCGCTCGGTAATAGACACTTTTTAGACACCTCCGCGCACAGCCTTCCCGAAGACCTCATCAGCCAGTAACCCAGCCTTCGGCGCTGCTTCAGGCATCCACCGACCGTACCTCCGCTCCAACATGGTCAAGCTGGTGTGCCCCATCTGAGCCATCACCCACCTTGCGTCCTCCCCCGCTGATAGCATCATTGATGCGTAGGTGTGGCGAGTCTGATAGGGGTACCTGTACCTGACCCCGGCCTTCTGTAGGGTTCGTCGCCAGAAGACCTCACGGATGGGGTAGTCGCCGGCCCACGGTTCCTGGTACCGGGGGTCCTGGAAGACTTCCTCACCTTTGAGGAAGGTGTAGCTTTTCTGCGCCAGCAGTGCTTCCAACGCCAAGGGTAGTAGTCGGACCTTGCGACGGCTGCCCCTCGTCTTGGTGTCCTCCGGCGCTTTCGATCTTTGGGTAACAGCCCGGACGACGAAGACTTCGTTCTTCACCCAGTCGATGTCGCCCCACCGCAGTCCCACGAGTTCAGACGTCCGCATCCCTGTCCAAAGCGCGAACTGAATCAGGTTCTTGATCTGCCCTGTCGCCGCCGACAAAATGCTCTGCTGTTCTTCAGCAGTGAAGGGATCAACCTCGTCGTCCTCGATCCGGGTCCGCTCCTTGATCTGGTACGTCCATTCCCGTAGCGGGTTGGAGTCAAGGATCTCATCCTGTACGGCGTCGTCGAGCGCAGTTCTGAGGACGCTCTGAAGGTTGGCCAGCCGTTTATTCCCAACTGACTTGCCCTTCAGCCACTCCTTGACGACAGGGATACGGATCTCCGAGAGGGGCTTACCGCCCATCGACGGGATCAACTCATGTCGAACGATTCGGTCGTAATCCACCCACGTCGAATCCTTCACATGCTTTCTCTTCTCAACAAGCCAGTCGTCCAAATACGCTTTAAGGGTCATTGCTGACCCTTTTACTTTAGAGAACTTAGTAGCCTTGCGAGAGTTTGGAAAAGTCACTGAGTAATCGAATACCCCTTGATCAATTGCGTGAAGAATTGCAGCCCGATGTTGTTCGGCCCTTTTTAAATTAGCGGTGGTGGGCTCAAGGGAGAGCCGCTCTTTGCATTGCTGCCCCTGATACATGAAGGTGATTTCGATTGAGCTTTTGGAAGCTGCCCGCACTCCACGTCCGTCTCTGCCCATTTTTCGTACTCCTCAGTATTAACCAAAATACGGTTGTCCGGAGCCTTCACCCACATAGAAGGACTCCAGACACCTTGGTGAATCTTGTCTCGAATGGCCTGCTCTGAATAGCCGGTTAGCTTAGCCATCTTTTTGATCGTCACGTACTTCAGGGCCATGCTTGACCTCTTATTATTTGAACTTCTTGATCTTCAGCGGACCTGTCGTTTTCTGAGTCGTTTTTAGCGACGCACCAAGATAGTCAAGCCGCCCACCAACCCGCTTGATCCAGTCAGAAATAACCGGAGACTGGTCGGCCTTGAGTAATAGGCCGTGAACTTTTTGCAACCGATCAATAATTGTCTGGCGTCGTGTTTGTTTGTCCGTCGTCATGTGTTTGACTGTCTGAAAACAGTCCTCGCACACAAGGACGTCATCGAGTTTCTTGCTCGCCCACTCATTACAGTAAAAGCAGCCCATTATTTTTATCCTTATATGGGTGCCCTCCACACGTTTTCCCGCAGCATCCTTATTAGAATGTCCGTCATGCTGACCTGACAGTGGCCTGAGCCGAGTGGCTCCGTGCGGAGGGCGGTGAGGTTACTTCACGTCAAGGTGGTCAAGGCAGTCGCCTACCATTGCATCCCAACTCACGGGGAACAGGTCCCCTAAGATGTACCCGATCTTCCGTCCCAGAATCTGCGCCTCTTTCTGCGCGTGCGGGTCAAGTCTCTGCTGGCAAACCCTGGCAAAGGCGGCGAGGCTACCCGTCCAACGCCAGGTGACCATCATGTTCTGCGGCAGGGTGATTCGGGCAAGTTCTGGGGCGACCCCACCGTTGACCATACCCAGGTACAGGGCGACGGCGGCGTCAGTGGCGACCTCGGCCATGTCGTCCGGAGAAACGTAGAACTCTCCGTTCTCGTCCTCGGCGCGGATCGAAGTGATAAAGGAGTCGCTCGACCCTTGCTTGATCCCACCCTCTGGCCGAGCCCGCCAGCCTTCAGGGAACCAGAACGTCGGCTCGTCATCGACATACCGGCGAGACACTTCGCTCCACGTCAGGCCGATCTGGTGCTTCACGTACTGGCGGGCCAGGAAGATCGGCGCCGTGATCCGAACCTGAACATGGGGGTGCGCCATCGGTGCCCAGTGGGTGGCGTGGCGCCGCAGCTTCAGGAACAGCTTGTGGATCTCCAAGTCGCTCATCGAACGGACGCCCTGGATCATCTCGTTCCACTCGGACTTGCGGAAACCTGTGGCGAGGAAACGGATCAGACTCTGGTCAGTAACCGGCAGGACACCGCTTTCATCCAACCAACCTGTATTGTCCTCTCCGCACTGGGGGCACAGGTCATCAGTGGCCGGACCAACGTAGTCACAGCTCCAGCACAGACGATGCCACCCACTCTCCTTGTCGAAGGAGACGCGAGCGTTGTTGACGACATTGAGGTCGTCGCCCATGTGCGTGATGTACTCACAAGAGATTTCTTCTTTCTTCATCTCACTTCTCCCCTAACTCAGCGCCAACCAAAGCTATGGCAACAAGACCGTGGTCGCCGTATCTCTCGACGAGAGCTTTTACCTCCACTACGGCTGCGTCGATGAGGTCTTGGTCTTCCTTGGGCATTCGGGCACGAAGGCCCAACAACATGGTGTATTCGGTAGAAAGCATCTTCAAACTCCTTCGTGGTGGTGTAGTTCAGAACTCAGTGTGATCACCTTGGCCTCCCGGAACATCCTGAGCGACTCCTTGAATGAGTCGCCCCACCGCTCCAGAAAGTACGGGGAGGGGGCGTAGAAAATCACCCTTGAGATTCCCCGCTGGATCAGGTGTGCAGCACAGTTACAGCAAGGTGGGTGGGTGATATAGATCGAGCACCCATGCACGTCCCGGTTGGCGAAGTGAAGGGCGTTCGCCTCGGCGTGAACCGTGCGAAGCAGCTTCTGCTCCCGGCTCAGGATCTGGTCCGCTACACCCTTCGGGTAGCCGTTGAATCCGATGCTGACCACACGCCTGTCAGGGTCGGCGATAACCGCCCCAACCTGCGTGCTGTCATCCTTCGACCAACCGGCGATGTGCTGAGACAGGGCCAGAAACCGCAGGTCCCACTTGTCCTGCGTCTCAAATACCTGCCGCTCCATCAATGCACCCGCTCATCAGGGTCGTCATCCTCCTCGCCCTCATCAAACGGCACATAGCCGAGGCCTTCAAGGAGCAGGGTCAGGGAATCGACGACGGACGCAACCTGTTGCGGGTGTAGGCAGACGACCCCGCTCCCGACCGACAGTGCGATCTCGTAGTGGTCGCCGACGTCCACGAGGCCAACCAATACGGCCTTCATTCTTTCACCTCGAACGTCTGCGCCGCCTCTTCGATGGCGGCCAGATACGCGTCTGTTGCCACCTTCTCTACCTGGATGCGAGCCAGGCCTCTGGGCTCGAAGTGGATCGAAAGCTTGGTGACCCCCTTCGGGTCGACTCCAAGCTTCTCAAGTAGGCGCACCGCTGTGGCGTCACCAAAGGTATAGGTTCGGTCTTCTGTCATTCTTCTTATTCTCCGAAGTTAGAGTTGAATCAGGTTGTCAGCAAAAGCTTCGCTGGCGTCGTTGTGAGTCACCAACAACACTTGGTTGAACCCGGATGCTGCGATGTAGCCCAGCATAGCGTTGGTCCTGTCCTGGTCACACGCTGCACTTGGCTCATCCAGAACCACAAACCCGCATGACGGGATGAACGTCTTCACCAAGGCGCACCGAACAGCCAAGCCCAGCAGATCGAGGGTTGAGCCACTGAAGGAGCTGACAGCCTTGCCGTTGATCAGGAACCCGTCTGCCCCCTTCGTCACGACTGAGCTTTCGCCCCGCATCTGGGTAAAGATGGCCGAGACGCTGGACAAGACCATCGACCAGAGTTTGTTACCCACCACAGGGCGGGCTGCCCGGATCTTCCGAACGAGCGTGTTGTTGAACTGCAACGTCTCGATCTCCCAGTTCGCTTCGGCAATCCGCGCCTGAAGGTTTGCCCGATCTTCCTGCGCCTTGTTGTAACGGTTCAGCAAACCCTGGTGGGCATCTGTCAGGTCAGCAGCAGCCTGACGCAAGGTTTTGAGCTTCTGTTCTGCCGCCTCCCGAACCTCCGCAGCTTTCTGCATTTCCGCAACCAACTGGGAGAACTCGGAATCCGGCATCAGAGTGGTCATTGCTACCTTGGCTTCACACTCGCGCACCTTCGAAACAGCGTAGGCAAGGTGTTTGTCCAGCCACTCTAATTTAGCACAAGCCGCGACCTTGGCATCATTTGACTTTCGGGTTTCGTGGAGTTTGCGCTGCAAACCTTCCAGGTCCGGACCGTCGCCCGGGGCCTCACCTGCCCACTGAACCTTGACGGGGATCACGCTATCGTCCAGCACGAGGTAGATTTCCCGCCCGCGCATAGCGCGATACAGGCGAGCGTCCTGCTCCTCGATGTCGATGATTTCCTTCAGCCGTTTCTGTTTCTGCGCCGAGTCAGTGCGGTCAGCCTCGATCTGAGCCGTCAGTTCAGCCACCCGGCTGTCCAACTCCGAATTCTTCCGGGCCACTTCCGGGAACTGGCTGACGTCCTGGTTGCAGAACCCACACACAGACGCCGTCACCTTCTGGGCCTGGGCCACGGCGATAGCTTTCTGAGCGTCAGAAAGTTTTACCCGGATGGCCTCCACGGCTGCCGTGATTGCAGAGCGTTCCTCTGCTAAGGCCGCACGAGGAACGCCCGCCTCGTGAGGCAGCGCCAGGAACTTGCCGTAGGCGGCGGACCTGTCCTGCCACTGGGCGGCGGACACGATCTGGGCTTCTAGCCCGTCTGTGGGCTCAGGGTCGGCGACGGGGCCAATGGCGGCCTTCTCGGCCTGCAACTCCTGCACCCGCACTTTCGCATGCGCCAATTCCGACAGAAGGATGTCCTGCTTACTGCGACCTGCCAACTCCGCTTGATACTTCTCGGACAGGAGATCGTAGGTGGGCGCGAGCACAGCCGGGATAAGCTCCTGGAGGCGGTTCGCATCGGCCACGAGACCAGCCAAAGCCGTTTGGTACGCAGCCTCGTCAGGCGCCTCGACGACTTCCATCGCTTCAAGTTGAGCAGTCAGGTTGCGAACCCGGTCCTCCTGAATCGCCGACGACCCCAGAGGGAGCTGAGTCTGAGCCTTATCAAGGACGCGGTCGAACAGGTCGAACTCCCCAAGGTCTTCGATGAGCGTGGCAGTCGCCTTGGGGCCGCTCTCCAGAATCCCGCGCAACCCCATCTGAGACGAGAGCATCAGGTTGCTGGCCGTGGTTGCATCACAACCAAGCAGCTTTTCGCAGAACTTCGTGACTTCCGTCTGGCCGGTAACGAAGACCTGCCCCATTGAGGTGACTTCAGCACCCGACTTGCTGCGGGTAACAACGTAGTCCCCAAACTCGACCTCTACTTTCAGGTCTCTTGGGTTGTGTCCCCACGTCACTACATCATCGAGGGAGTCACGTAAGGCTCTTGAACCGAAGAATGCGTACGCCCATGCTTCTAGCAAGGTGCTCTTCCCTGCTTCATTACTCCCACGGACAGCGTTGAGACCCTGAGTAAAGGACAGAGTGAGGTCTGTGTGTTTCCGAAACTTCGACAGTTTGAGGGTTTTCAGCATGGTCTATGTACTCCAAAAGTGCGTCATTGATGGCGGCTTCAAACTCTTGCCAAAGGTCGTTCCGGCCCCAGCCGGTTTTAGCTTGAAGCCGGTGTTTGAAATGTTTTTTGATCAGCCCCACTAACCTTGCATTCATTTCAACAACTCCCGTACGGTCTCTTGCTCTTTCGGCTCTAACTCAGCAAGTAAGGCCTCAAGCACGTTGAAGGCGGTGATCTGTTCGAAAGACATCTCAGCCAGAGCCTCGAACTCAGCCATGCCCTCGACCTTGACCGCATTGGTGATTACCAGTGCCGGATGGTTCTGTCGGAGTTTGGCCACTTCAGAGACAACGTCGGCGCCCTGCTCCGCCGTCGCCGTGCCGGTCACGCGGATGAATCTCAAGGACTCATCGGGCAAGGTGCCCAGCTCAGTCCAAGGTACCTCGGCGAACAGGGTTTCGATTCCGTACAGGCGGTCGACCCTGACCTTGTCACCTTCGATGAGAGCTTGATACTTGGCGCTGCACCCAAGGCAGTCTGCAACGCTGGTGGGAATCTGGTTGCCGGGGATCACCACGGCCCCGCTCTTGGCCAGCTTGTACTGGTGTTCGTGCCCAAACAACAGAGACCAGCCCGCCTGAATCAGCCGGTCGGCCTGCTCCTCAGACACGTTCAGGCTGTGGTCGGCCTCGTCCGCGAAGTTGTTGGCGTAGTTGGCGTGAAGGAGCAGGAGCCCGCCCCCGACCTCGGCCGCCGACTCCAGCTCAAGGTTGAACATCTCCTGGTTGGGCATATGGGGGATGGCCCAGACGTTGCGGCTGACCTGAGTCAGCCCAACGTTGTGATCCACCACCTGCACAGAATCCGGGAATCGGTCTGCAAGGAAGTGGGCCAGCACGTGGAAGGACGAAACCTTGCCGCCCCTCGGGTTGAAGTCGTGGTTGCCCATGACGAGGGTGAGCTTGTTGCCGTCCTCGATGTGCTTCGAGAGGATGCCGTAGGTCCGAATCAGGTCCGCTGCCTCGACTTCAAACCTGTCGAACAGATCGCCGTTGATGACGGTGTGGTGATCCTGGTCCTGGCCGGAAGCCAGCAGGTCAGAGAACTCTGAGAACACGAAGGTTCTTAGCGCCTCCTGTGAAGCGGGGGTAGTGCCGGCCTTTCTGGCAGCACCGATGTGGATGTCATTCAACACCAGCATGGTAGGTCTCCTTGACCGTTTTCAGTAGGGTGAAAGCCTCATCAGCTCGCATGTACTCCCGGGTCTTCCCGGCTTCCAAAGAGTCGCGCCGGTACGTGAAGATAGCGACATTGACGGCCTTGCTTC